GGCTAGCTCAAATTCAACAAGCTGAGGATTTTCACTGGCAACCCGATCGATATACCAGATCTCATCTTCAAATTTTGCAGTAGGGTCAGCCGTTGCATTGCCACCAGAGAAGTTACTTGCGTCTAAAAACTTCTTGCATGTCCTGATCCGTGTAACCTTTGCTTTTAATGGGTTATAAAGAATGATCAATGCTGAAATTGCACTGTTAGCATTAGCGATCCGCATTGACGGACGCGGCAAAACGCCTTTAGTTGTCATCTCAAAGCCATCAACTTCAATCGGGTACGCAGCATAAGTAATGCTGTTAAATACAATGTCTGCACTTAACTCGTTCGTTCCAGCGTGATAGTAAAACGTCTCGTCAATGCCATTTACGCTTTCTGTAAGCTTTAGCTCAAACAGCTCAATAATGGCTGAAGGTTCAAGAGACTGAAGCTGCTCTTGGATTGACTGTGGAGTGCTCATGCTTCAAATACCTCGACAAATGTTGCAGAAATTTCCGCTCGATCAATGAATGGAATTGTTTTAGTCCATTCTTTACAGATAAATTTGCTGCTGGCAGCTTCGCCAGGTGGAGTATAAGTAAAGTTTTCTACACCGCCTCTTGCATCAAGAAAATCTTCGATCGTGTCACCTTCTGCTTCTGATACGCGAAACGTGAGGTTATAAATTTTTGGATTTTGATTAATGCCAAACGTTGTTCGTTGGCTATAACCACTCCCGAATTGGGAGATACGCACCTGTGGTGCGCTTTGCTTGGTCAACCCTGGTGCGGGATCAAAATCGGGAAAGGTACTCATTAGCGGGACAATAAGCCTCCAGGTCGTTGTTGCTTGATCAATTCTGCCTGCACAGCCGCTCCAATCAACCCTCCAAGCTGTTTACCGGCACCGCTGTCACCTGAAGCAGAACTGCCTTTGGCGTCAACGTTAACGACAACGTTTGTCGCACCACCCCCACCAAGCTTGTTATTTGGAACAACTGTGCCAGAAGTGTTTGGGACGAATAGCTCAGGGCCACGCTCGCCAACGATGTGAGGGCGACCACCCCTTGCAGGGCCACCATTTGCAAGCCCAGGAATAAGACCAAGAATCCCGCCACCTCCCATGCTTGCAAAACTACCAATAACTTTTTGCCTGATAATCATCATGGCAAGCTGTTTCAGTAAACCGCTAAATGATTCAGCAAGACTTTTTGAACCATCAATAGCGCTTTCTATAGCGGTAACTACGCCGTTTCTAATTGCGTCTTTTATTTTTTGTTGCTGCTCATTTATTTTTGCAGCTAATTTTTCTTGCTCTTTTTGTTTTTCAACCAAGGCTTTGTTGTCTCTTAAAGTTTGCGCTGTTATGTCTTGAGTTTCGTGCAAAGTAGTTAGTTTGTCAAGTTCAATCTCAAGCTGGTCTTTTGTTAAATTGTTTTTATTAAGTAGTAAATTATCAATTTGGATTTGACGCTTAAAGGTTTGTTTTTCTTCAGCGTTAAGCGCTGAGGCTAGCAGGTTTTGCTGTTCCATTTGCCTGACGCGATCAGCATGTGCTTCCGCAATTTTTCTTATTTCGTCTGCTTGTTCTTGTGCTGTTTTGCTTGTTTGCTCTTTTGGCTGCGTAGCTAACGGGCCATTGGTTTGTTGGATTTTGTTTGCCGCAGGGGTTACAAGATTAGACGTGTTAAGAGCCCCGCCAACCGCTGCTAGCTCCTGTATTGTTCCAGATATTTTACTCGCAACACCTGAGACTGCTTGGCCTAAAAAGCCACTGACTGCTTTATATCCTTTACTTGCCTGTTCAATAATAAACTTAATTGGCGACGGAAGTTGCTCAAACAAGCCCGCCATGACTTGCTTTATGGTGCTGGCTAAATCAGAAAAAACGCCAACTATAGCTTGACGAATATTGTTAGCTAAAGTAAGCACATTTCCAATAACAGTCGCAGCCCCTTGGCTTATTTTAAAATAAAGTCCGGTGATTACATCAGCAGCAAAGCTAACGCCTTTCATGACAGCTTGATATGCTTTTTCTAATTCATAGGCAAAATTAATATTTTCCTTAAATGGCGAAAGTGCTTGGAAAAACGCTTGCACGCCTGAAATGACGCCGCGTATTGGAGCCAACAATATCTTTAACGCAGCGCCAAATACTTCAACAGTGACTGCAGCAACTTGGAAAGTGCCTTTTAACAAGATGCCCAGCTCTGATTGATCCGCAAAGATATTTGTAAACGCTGTTTGCAATCGTTTGAGAGCACCATTGATTGTGTCTGAGGCTTCAAAAGCTGCTTTAGCCGCAGCGCCTTGAGACTGTTTCTGGTTCTCTAATAGTTGATTGTATTTTTTCGTGTTGTTAAGCAACGCCAAAATTGACGGACCTGCTTCTGTGCCAAAGGCTTTGATGACTGTGCCAGCATCAGCCCCTGTCTTTTCAATCTTCTCAAGTGTGCCAGCTAATCCATCAGCTTTTAAAGTTGAAGCATTAATTTCAATGCCTAGCCCCTCAAATTCTTTGCCAACTTTTCCTGCAGCAATTGCAGAAAAAGCAGTTTTTAGCGCGGTAAACGTAACCTCTGCCCCTTGACCACCTGCTGTGATTTGAGCGACAGCGGCGTTAACCTCTTCAAGCGGTACGCCTAAAGCAGCCGCAACAGGGGCCACCTTTGCAATATTGGCGGCATATTGACCAATGACAATTTTGCCGTCATTTTGAGTTTGAATAAAGCCATCAACTAATTTGCCAGCCTTGTCAGCCTCTAACCCATAAGCATTTAAAACAGAAGTTGCAGCATCGCCAACAGTGTTGATGTCAGAGAAGCCACCAGTTGCGCCTAGGCTTGCCGCTTTTAATATGTTTGCGGCGTCTGCTGCATTAGTAAAGCCTGCTGACGCTACGTCATAAGCTGCTCCTGTCAGCTCTACAACGTCCGCTTGACCAGCAAGTTCACGACTAACATTAGACAAACGTTTCGTTAATTCTTCACTGTCTACCCCAAGTGAACGAACTTTTGCCTCTCCAAAATCTTGGTTAGATAAAGTTGAAAAAACAGCCGTTGCCGCACCAGCAGCAGTCGTAAGAATTGCAAGAGGCCCTAAGGCCGCTTTAAATGCAAGACCTAAAGCCCTTACCCCTGGCACTGCTGCTTTTGCCCCAGCCCCAGCAGCAGCAGCAGCCTTGCCAGCGCCAATAAAATGCCCTTTTGCATTTCTAAGGCGCCCATTTGCATCACGAGTAGCGCCAGCGACGCCATCCATCGACTTTGCAAAACTCTTCGCGTTTGCAGCGGCCTTGGTTGAGTCAAGAGCAATTTCTACGCGAGAGACAACGGCCATGCCTACTTACCCATTGCTTTGAGTTTAGCGCCCACGCTTCGCTTTCTTCATTGCCGCTTCCTGCTCTTCGTTTAACAAGTCAAAATAAGCCGACCAGATCAAAAGCTCTTCCAACGTTACCTCTTGCTTGAGCTTGACCAAGCTGTAACCAAGCTCTTTCGCAACGCCTAGCTGCAGACGCAGTAAATTATCTTTTTTCAGTTCAGCCTTCAGCCTTTTGGGTCAGCCGCCTCCGTGCTGTCCTCTTCAATAACAGCAAGCATCAAAGATTGCAGATCAGCATCTCGAACATCGTTCTTAAGCTCTGCTGCTTGGCCTAGTTGAAAAAGCCGTTTTCCTTCCTCATCTTGCGCCTTAAGAATTAAAAGCTGCAACGCAAATGCGTTCGTGTCATCATTAGTTCCTTTCTGGGCGCGTTCACGCTCCGCCATTGTTAACGGGGAACGCCAAAACACAAACTCTGAGCCATCAGATAAAGAAACAACTTTTTTGACTGGCTGCAAATTGGCGGCTTTCTTTAGCTGATCGAGAGCACTTGCCACAAAAGATAATTTCTGTTCGTTGACAGCTTACACATAAAAAAGCCCCTGGCACAAGCCAAGGGCCACAGAATCTGTTGCTTAAATTTAGGACTTGACGAAGTCGAAAGTTGGGGCTGCAGAAGGTCGGAATGCAATCTCTACGCTTTGAGCATCATCTGGGTTGACGCTGTAGCTAGCAGAAGTCAACACAGCCGCAAACTCAATCGACCGGCTTGTCGTGTCGTCTGGCGATGAACCTGACAACACAAGATCGGTGTAAAGCTTGAAGGTTGCACCAACTTGCTTCCGCTGAATCACATCCTCAATCAAACGACTTGCAATGGTTGTGTCGTCGTCAGTGGTGTAAACAGTGGCGGAGCCAGTGCCATCAGCGAAGCCAGTGACAAAGCTGCGAAACGGTGCGTTTTGACCAAGTGTTCCACCAATGCTGGTTACATCGATTTCTTCACGCGTAACCTCAAAGCTCCATTCCCGAACGTCGCCCACGGATTGAAATTCAGAGAACTTAATCGTGAACGGGGTGGTGCCGTCAGTGCCGTCATTGCTAAGGGTTAGCTGAGCGCCCCCAGCAGTCGCAGCAAAAGTTGTTAGACCGGTTGACGGTACATAAGTTCTGATGAAAACAGGAGTGCCAGCAGCTAAGCCCCCAGGCAAAGTGCCAGCCGTACCGGTTCCAAACGAAACCTTGTCGTTGACTTTGAAATTTAAAAAGGTGCCAACAACAATCGTGTTGTCGGCGTTGGTGACGTTTGCGGCTTTAAACGTGCTGTCGGTTCCAGCAGGCTTGTAATAAAGAGCGCCGGACGTACCGGACAGAACAGTAGCCATAGTGTTAAACGGTAGTGGCTTTCTAGCTTATTGTAAGTAGGCGTCAAAAGTTACGCTGACCTGAGTTTGGAAATAACTCTCAGGAGCGGAAGGCGTAATTGTCAAGGGTCCAGAGGCAGGGTCAAAGGTGACGCTGTTGACAGTGACGCGATCAAAAAGGTCTTTGACACGCTCAGCAATGGTGTAGTTCGCCCCTGCCCCGACACCTGCTTTGGTAAAGATGTTGATTAAAACAATCCCTGTTTGACGGTTGAAGCCTGTTGTTGGGGCTTGCAATGTGAAATATGCGTTGTCGTTAAATTGAAGCTGCACCTGAAGCCAGCTATCTGTATTAGGAGGGGTAAAAGACGAGTTGGCATAAACGACCGGAATGGCTGGCGAGCTTGCCATTTCAGTAGCAATACGCCCTTCAATAACAGCACGAACATCGTTGTAAGTGCTGGTCATGACTCTGCCTCAACGCGTGCCGCAAGCGTAGGAATAATGGATTGAACACGCTTTGCCGCTGCTCTTACCCAGCCAGGGCCATTTGTTCGCACACTGCTGCCCTTGCCAAGGCTTGCAGTTTCAAGCTTTTCGGCATACGGCAAATTGTTGTAAACGTTGTAAACGTTGCCCATGCGCTCTTTTTGATAGCCAATTTTTCTTGGCTGCTCAGCGTTTGGCTCCGGGTAAGAATCTTTTCCTGCAGGCTCACCAGGAAACGAAACATCGTTTTGCCCCACAGCCCAACTAAGTTTGAACCGGCCAGTATCTACAGGGCTTTTTTGCACGAGTGACTTGTAAGTTTCTGCTACTGCTGCAGTGATCAGCTTTTCGTACTTGTTTTTTACGTGTTGGCCAACTTCAGTGATTTTTATATTTCTTGCCATCATTATGCCCTCAAGATTAGTTCGTGAGTAATCGCCGTGTTGTCTTGCTCCGTTGTTTCAACGCGAATAATCTGATGCACAATCGTGCTGATCACAACGCGATCTTTTGTGCCAGGTGCTGATGGCAAATCAGTAGCAGCAACCGTCAAACGTTTATCACCTTGCTGAACAAGCTCATTCACCTCTCGAACGCTCACGTCTTCCAGCACACCTTTAACGTCGGTGTCGCTGGTTGTTTCAGTGATTGCGCCCGTTGCGGCGTTATAAGTGCCAGCAGAAACGTAACGAACCGTCACATCACCGCCGAACTTTGCGATGACAGTACCGGCCACTCTTTCAAGGGATTGAGCAAGTCCCATCAGACGCTATAGACAATGACATGACCAGAGGTCAAAGTAATCGATGTGAAAATTACGCCTTCAATGCAAGCTCCGGTATTAATGTTGATTGCAGACGGAGCACCTGATCCGTTCTCAGTAATGCCTTCAGAAGTCATCGCAGCAATAACTGAGTCTTTCAAGGCTTCTACCTTGTAAAACCTGCCAGTGTGCGCGGCTGTATCAGTGATGATAATTGCCTTTGACGGCGAATAACCCATGCCCATGATCAGCTCCGTT